ATGGCTGAAATGAAAAAAATATCTTTGGTTTCTGAAGTCAATACCTACATCAATACCCATCAGTGGCCTGGCAAAGCTGCTATTGGTCGTCTGAAAGGCGAGGAACTGGCGCAATATAATTTGTGGCTGGATTATCTGGACGCACTGGAGCTGATCGATACTTCCGGTGCGCCAGATATTGAATGGCCTACGCCTCCGGCAGTTCAGGCCAGATGACATCCGGCGCGGTGCTGGTATCTGTTGCCGTCACCGCGTCAATGTAATCCAGCACAGCGTTAAGTCTGGTTGTTTCTGCCTGCGTCAGTTTATGTCCGGCCTGCAATTTCAGTTGAATCAGACTGATGGAAGCCATTGCTGCATCAATCAGTGACTGGCGCTGTGCTTCTGCCGCGTCTACTGCGGCACCGTGTTGTGCCTCAGTATCTGTCACCCATTTCTCACCATCCCATTTATCATATGGCGTTAACGGTGAAAGCGTGACATAACCGTTTTTGATGGCACCGATATAACCCACTGTAACAGCAGCACCATTTTCGATTGAGTAAACAGTCTCATTGCGATGGTCTTCTTCATGGCTCCATCCCTTACCTGTAAATACTGCCACTTTTCCCGGAATGTTTTCGCCCGGGTCAATACCAGTGGAACAGGCGGGCATACTTACGCCAGTATTAATATATTCATCAGACCAGCCCGTATACTCAGATGTTTCAGCATCATAATAAAAACAACGCATATCGCCCGGCACTGTAGCCAGCCCATTTTCATCAAAAACAGGTTTCATTATTTAGCCCTCACCAGAAAGTTAAATGCAATATTTCGCGGTCTGACAGCAACAAAATTCACACCATCACCCACCGAGTTACTGGTGAAATTAAATCGTGAAAATCCTGGCTGATTTCCGGCGATGCCATCATGAAAGTTAATTGCGTGTCCCGCACCTTCGCCTATATTCCCGGCAAACTGAGAAAAGTTTGTAGCGGCCTGCCAGCTTAATAATTCGCGACCACCGTCTGCACCTCGCCCGTCATCCCAGATACGAATGAAATCACCGCGGGCTTCAGGTAATACCAGCGAAGGAAACACTTTCGCCAGCACAGGGTAATCAGAGGCAGAAAATTTCGTCCCGTTGAACTTCAAAAACACCATACTGGACCAGCTGTCGATTACAGTATTTGGCATTGCGGCGGAGGGCCAGAAGAATGGAACGCCAATAGCTGGAGCACCTTCTACCAAACCAACGTTTACGAAAATGAATATTTCAGGTGCAAATGGCATGCTCCCGGCTTTTAGCGATGGGATTGATCATGCTTATAGGCTATGTACGGGTGTCAACAAATGACCAGAACACAGCATTGCAAAGAAACGCGCTCGAGTGTGCAGGATGTGAACTGATTTTCGAAGATAAGATCAGCGGTAAGGTGTCCGACAGACCAGGATTAAAAAAAGTGCTCAGGACGCTATCAGAAGGCGATACGCTGGTGGTATGGAAGCTGGATCGCCTCGGTCGCAGCATGCGGCATCTTGTCGTGCTGGTCGAAGAAATGAGGGAGCGAGGGGTAAACTTCCGTAGCCTGACCGACAGTATAGATACCTCAACACCAATGGGGCGCTTTTTCTTTCATGTCATGGGGGCGCTTGCCGAGATGGAAAGAGAGCTTATTGTTGAGCGAACACGGGCTGGCTTAGCTGCTGCGCGCGAAGATGGTCGGATCGGCGGCAGACGACCAAAGTTAACCGCAGAAGAGTGGGCTCAGGCTGGAAGGTTGATTGCTGCAGGTGAGTCTAGAAAACGTGTGGCTATAATTTATGATGTAGGGGTGTCGACGCTATACAAAAAATTTCCTGCGCAGCGTTGAGAAAACGCCACCGCGTCGTCGTATGCAAGAACGGGCGGCGACGAACTGGCGAACGTTCGATAGTGCGAGTATTGAATGATTGCCAGTCACGGCGGATTGTACTTAAGCAATATGACGGTTCAAGGCGTTTAATCTGAAACCAGCCACATATCAGCCTTTTCAAACATTTCCTGAACAGTACGGCTTATCTGTTCCTTCTCATGCTTGCTGGCGTCAGTGTTGATCGCCGGCAGTGTCATCATCGGTTTTACCCGGACATCAGCATCAGGGAAGACCCGGTGAACCCTCTTAGTCAATTCGCCCAGAATGATATCTTTTGCACCGGGCAGGCCATCAAAATTCCTTTTGTCATAAACGAGTTCCACGAACATTGCTTATTGCCTCTTTACTGGATGGATACACAGTGCTTGTGCTGTTTTTTTATCCAGTGTTCAAGAAGGGGTTAATGATGCCACAACGTAGCGATATTGAAATAGCCTGGCATGCTTCGATACAGCGAGAACCGAATGGCCGGAAGACTGTCACCACACAGCGGTTTGTCCAGGAACTGGGTAAGGTTAACTGGCACTGGACGATGAAGCAGGCCAACGATTGGATAGAATGTTATGTGACAACATTCCGCGATGTATCAACGCAGGAAGGCGAGAACCGAACCTTTCAGCTGTTCAATCCAAACGGAGGACTTTAGCCATGGGGTTCCCTTCACCGGCCAGCGATTACGTTGAAACGAGGATCTCACTCGATCAGCATCTTATCAGCCAGCCAGCCAGCCAGCCAGCCAGCCAGCCAGCCAGCCAGCCAGCCAGCAGCGACTTACTTCATGCGGGCATCGCGTTCACATTTCAGGGAAGGAATATTCCTGGGGGCGCTGCTTGTGGTAGATGCGTCACTTACTGCCTGCGATGGCTCACTGCTGATATGTGCAATCGACGGGGAGTTCAGGATCAAGCGATATCGGACTCATCCTCAACACCACCTGATTAATTTGGAGAGCGGGAGAAGGGAGATGCTACCAGTAGATGATGACGGTTACGGTTCTGCTCCCGCGATATTCGGGGTGATTACTTACATCATTAATGATGCGAGGAACGCGGAGTTTGATGATTGTCCGGTGATGTAATCATATTGGCGTTATTAGTTCGGCGCCCTGATTTTTCACATTCCCGACGGCACGCGTTACGGCGTGCCATATAAATTTATCAGCCGGTACAACACCGTCGGCTGCAATTTCCGCTGCTTCTTTCCCTCCAACATCCTGCCTCATCCATTCACGCGCGGCTTCCGGTAGCAGTACCAGTGGTCGTCTGTCGTGAATATCAACCAGTCCTTTGTCAGCTGCAGCTGTAACTATCAGGAAACCTTCTGCTTCATCTCCACGTTCGAATGGTGTGCTGCCGATCGCCGCCATAAAAATCGGCTGACCGTCTGCCCGGTGAATAAAGTAGGGTTGTTTTTGGTCGCCTTCCTTTTTCCACTCATACCATCCATCAGCAAAGCAAATTGCGCGGCCATGCTGCCAGAGTGGTTTAAACATTCTGCTGGTGGCAGCAGTTTCAGACCGTGCATTAATGAGCGGCGGTTTATCCCACCAACCGGGGGCGTATCCCCAGATAACTGGATCAAGATGCAACTGCTCATCACGTTCGCTCAGAAGCAGAACTTTTGTTCCTGGCGCTACGTTGAATCTTCCGATGGGTTCTGGATCGTATGGAATATCGCGTTCTGATTCATCAGCGAGAAGGGCAAGATAATCTTCACGGGTCATTGACTGTGAAAAGCGTCCACACATAGAAACCTCCAGCCGTATGTCAGACTGAAAGTATAGGGCAGTTAGAAAAAGTGGTGCACACCGTTAAAGATTTAAAAGGAGCATGTAAGGTAAATCGGAATGATGGTTTTGTGAATTGATGAATTCCGAAAGTGAAAAAGATACTTAATCATTGTGTGCTGGCGATACGGGGGCAACATTTGACGGGGTTTTTCCCCTGTAATTCCCCATTGCTTCCCCGTTCAGAAAACAGGCAAAAAAACCAGCCGTAACAGGCTGGTTCTTCGAGGATTTTTGGTCGGCACGAGAGGATTTGAACCTCCGCCCCCCGACACCCCATAGTGTCGTGCTAATATTCTGATGGCCTATATGCGTCTACAGTAAGTTGATAGCATCATTCGTCGGTCGCTTCGTAGTCTCACATACGGATAAAATTTTTTCTATTGATTTTGTCTCTATCAGAGCCATAAATGATGGTTGCAAAAAAACGACCTAATTCAAGATGGTGGAAGTGATTATCTTTTGCTTGAACTGTCATTGAGTCTAATATGTTATAGATGCATTCTATGATATGAATAACTAATAAAGTGCGATAACCAGCAAGCATTTCACTTCTTTTAAGTAAATAATTTAAATCCCCTGCAGAGTTTATATGGTTTCTGTCTTCATCATAATATCCAAGCACATAGCATGGCAGTGTTTCACCATAGCTTCGGTATTGCTCGCATTTTTTATCAATTATATTTTTTTGTCTTTTTGTTAATATTTTGTCGTAAATGCTCTTATCGATTTCATTATACCATTGCTTCATGGGATCATTGTCGTTGTCATTAGTAATGAAATCAATATTACTATATCTTGATGAATTTGCAAAATTAGTTAACAACTCCATCACTCTGTAGTGAATTTCATTTAAGCCAGAGGGAGAATCAACTCTCTCAATGACTAGGTTAAATAACTTGCTTAAGTTATGACCGTAATCTCTTAATTTTTTGCGTGATGTATATTTTCCATTTTTATTATAATCATCAAGCATAAGGCAAAGTTTCATAAGCCTTTCTAATCCTAAACTGATGCCGGATAATGCTTGAAAATACAATCCTCTACTTGCAAAATTTGCTTTCCTTAGGGAAGTGAGCCCTATGCCTAATAATTGTCTTGAAAAGTCAACCTCATCAACAAATCTTCTGTATTTTTCATCCATAAAAACCTCAGTCAGCCAATTAATATTCAAGAATGATTTCTATAAAGAACTAATCTAGTTAAATCATCTGATGTAATTAGTATTACAATACCATCAGACGACATTGAAGCAGTATTGTGCCTTATCTACCCTATGTACGTCCATTGATAAAAATCTGCGCTTTTCGCAGTGGGGTCAACCGTAAGCTAATTTCCCCATTGCTTCCCCGTTCAGAAAACAGGCAAAAAAAACCAGCCGTAACAGGCTGGTTCTTCGAGGATTTTTGGTCAGCACGAGAGGATTTGAACCTCCGCCCCCCGACACCCCATGGCGGTGATCTACCTTCTCATCAAGGGTAACCATGTGCCAGAAGCAGCCCTTGCGCACATTGGATGGGTATCAAATAATGAAGTAGGTCAACTTTATTAAATAAAATTGTGTTGGTTCAGATGATCGAATGGGAATGAATAGTTTATTACTTTTGGTGACCGCAAGCGCGATCACCTTCGATTTGGTGGCAATTACCTAGAATGATGCACAATCTTTAAGCTCTTTTTCTAGTTGTTCAACCAAGTCACAGCATTTTTTGATAACATCTTTAACTGACTCTGAATCTAACTTATGAAAATTACCATTTTTTGTTTTACCTGCTCGATGAACTAAGTCATGCCTAATTAACACGCTTTTATAAACTTCTGTGAAAACAGGGAATTTAATACCAAAGGTATCTCGATACATGCCACTTACTTTTGGCAGATTATGATAAAGAACACTCTTCATAGACTCTATCGCTTGAGACTCTATTTGTTCATGCCTTATAAATAATTCAGAAAGTAAGAATTTTTCTGTATTGTAATCTTTGAAGGTTTCAACAAAATTTCTCAAATTAGTTTGGCTACCATGAATTAGGGAAATAAATCTGTCACATAAATATGTTTCCAAGGAAGTTATTGTATTGGCATATAGCATATACGATATTTGTATTTGTAAAGTGCTATCAATTTTTAACTGAGCATCATTTAGTTTTATGGCGTTCTGCATACTATTTTGGAATGTCATATAGACATCTCGTTCAGATAGCGTTCGATCATCAGAGTACTGCATATCAATAACATCTAGAATGCGCTGTTCGATTAATGAAGGTCTATTCAACTGTAATATATCTATAGTCGCATGTCCTCGCTCAGTTAAACCTTCTAAATATCCATTTTTATTTTGTTTCATATGTTCTGAAAAACTTTCATTTAAAGGATTTAGAAGTAATGGTTTGCCATTTTCATCGAGAGGAAACTGATCTTTTTTAATCATGCTACATGCCTTACAAGCGATGAGCAGGTTGTCTGTAGCATCTTGGAAGTCAGTATACTTTGATTTTGGGAAAAAACGATCAACATCCGCCATCAATGGTTCATAAAGTTTAGTGCCACAGTAAGCACATTGATGCTTAAACTTCTCCCATAGTTCAAGTTTAAACGTTTTATAATTCTTATTCATTGAATAGTTCCTTTATATTCTTGACTTGATTGTTTGTTTGCCAATTTAAGCCAAAGACACACGACTTTAATTGGGCTTGAATCATAGTTATATGTAATCTATTAAGCAAACACTTTTCATTAATAGCATGAGATAACGCTCAATTCTTTATTTTCCGGGAGTGTGTAACTTCATATCCACCTCTCACTCACAGCGTACGTTATTGGCGAAAAATTTAGTTAAGCCATTGATAGTTTGTGAAAACACGCATGATTTAAAATCCCTTTGCCGTGAAGGGGCTGATAGGTACAGGCACTTGTTTTTGCCCTCTAAAACGGTTATCAAAACCAAAAAACATACATTGATAATCAATAGGTTAGGGGAAAGATAAAAGCCAGTTGATTTACAATAAAATTATAGGATTATTTTTATTTATCATGCGGTTGTATATGAACCATCTAACTACTGTTACGCCATATGGGCTGGACTGAAGCCGCAGACCTGATTGTTAAAGGTATGGAAGGCGCAATCAATGCGAAGACCGTAACCTATGACTTCGAGCGTCTGATGGAAGGCGCTAAACTGCTGAAATGTTCAGAATTTGGTGATGCGATCATCAAGAACATGTAATCACTACATGTGTTTAATATTGCAACGGGCGTATAACACGCCCGTTGTTTTATTTATGTAGGTACTATTAATAGCATATCGAGCATATTTATATAAAACCCTTTACTTGAGCCCATATGGGCATATTTTTATAATGCAACTATTATGCAAACATTTATTTGTTATTTTTCTTTCTCCTGGAGGACACTCTTGACTGCTTTTGAGTAGACTCCATAAATCCTTGTTGAATGGTGCGATGTTATAAATAGTAATAGGATATTCTTTATCTTTAAGGATAATTCCAGATTTAACCGGTGTAAATATACTGCCAGGAGGGAGAAATATAGTAGATTGATACCAGATGATCATTTTCATATTACCCCATATGGCTGAAAAAGATATGCCGCATGAAGGTTGAATTATCGTGTCAATTACTATCCACTTCATTTGTTATGTCTTATCCCACGGTATTTAATATACTTCATTTGGATGTTCATTTCTTTATTTTGCATATGAGTATATTACCCCTTCAAAAAATAAATTAATTAAAACGATTGCTTATATAAAACAAAATTTAAAGCAAGGAATCTCAATGGATGTTAAACAAAATGAGATTTAGTGAAAACAATAAATTATTCACTTCGTTTTAGATTTGTTTAGCTATAATGTTATACATTCAAATGACTGAACATCCTGTAATTAAAACATAGCCTTTATGCTACTTTGTGCCAATTTGCTAAACATTATGGTTGCCTTTTTATATAACGATAATAATGAATATAAGCATGACATGAGAATAAGGTTTCAATTTTTGAGTTATATAGGAAAGGTTTAACCTGTTCCTGGCTAAAATACATATAACTGGATGATGACTAAACCAAAACACATGTGCGTTAAGTATTGAAACGGGCGTATGGCACACCCGTTGTTTTTATAAATATATTAACCGTTATAAAATAACGTATAGAAAGTCAAGTGATCACATTTCAAATATCAATTTGATAGTATTGGCATGGTGATTATTTATGGGTAGCAATAAAAGGACAGTATTTATCATCCATAGGGATAGTCTCTGTACTTTTATTCCCATTATGCTAATGCCTTACTGAATTATGAAGCATTTCTTAAGCATCCAACTTTAGCTAGATTAATGGTTTATTATTTTCTACATCTTCAATATATAAAAGCGTATTATCAATGGCGTAGTAACTGCGTTTGTTATGATTAACATCAGTAACCCACCGGAAAACGCCCGCGCCTGCTAGTGTTGAACAGTATTCCCGAAATGTAGATTTTCCGCAAATATGAAGCAATGCGGCCTCTTTTATTTTAGCAGGGTTCTTGGTCGTACTAACTTTTAACAGGTTCCTGGTTCCTCTTAATAACAAAACCGTGTCATCGTGAGTAATAATTCTGATGTTATCCGTAGCCAGATAATAAATGTAATGTGCAATACGGTGATGTTTTAATTCTGAATAAAACCAGGAGAAGTTTTGCTCTTTTCTCACTTGCTCAAACATCTTTTGAAAAACAACGACCTGATCCAT